GGGGGTGGGGGTCAGGATGTGGAGGCGGTTGCGGAGTTCAGCGATGATGCGGGGTTTCTTTCCTTCGTATTGGTCTTCGAGTTGGCTGGACCATGTGTCGTAGGCGTCGGGGTCGATGCGGCCTCGGTGGTGTCCGAGGATGAGGGATTGTTCATCATTGTCGGGGGGGAAGGAGGAGGGGGCGGGGGCGAGGGGTCCGTCGAGGAGGGTGTCGAGGTCGTTGAGTTCGTCGGGGGTGAAGCCGGTGCCGTCGAGGTCGGGGAGGGTGGCGAGGAGGTCGATGAGGGCTTGCTCATCGTAGTGGGCGAGATCGTTGGTGCGATTGTCGGCGATGAGGATTTTGCGGGCGGTGGGTTCGTCTACGTCGACCCAGACGACAGCGATTTTGCCCCATCGTAATCGTTTGGCTGCTTTATAGGTGTGGTTGCCTGCGAGGATCTGGTTGGTGCGTTTGTTGACGACGATGGGTTTGTATTGGCCGTGATGGTTGAGGCTGTCGGCGATGGCGTCGATGTCGCCGCGTCGTGCGTTGGCGGGGTGGGGTTCGATGCTGGTGATGGGGATGGTTTCGGCGGTGGTGAGGCTGATGTGGGCTTTCATGGGGTTTCTTTGTGTTCGGTGGTTTGGTAGGCGAGGGCGGTGAGGATTTCCGCACTATAATCTTCACCTAACCCGAGTTCGATTGTGGCGCGGGCTTTGATCCAGCGTTCGGTGATGGTGGAGTAGAGGGCTGCTTCATCGTCGGTGAGCCCGTGGTCTTTCAGATACTGTTCGAGGGTGGTCACGGTCATTCTCCCGGTTTTGTGAAAGCGATCAGGATGGTCATGGCTTGACTCTCGTCGAATCCTGCTTCGATGAGGGCGACATACATTTGGCGTAGATAGTTGGCGGCGCTGCGAGCATCGCTGGTGGGTTCGACGGGGCCACCGAGCCAGAGCGGAATTTCCATTAGGAGGCCCGTGGCCTTCCTCGTTTCGGTAGTGGTTCACCGTCGGGGCCGAGGCGTGGATTGGTGGGGATTTCGTCGCGGATGATCTTGTACACGTTCTGTTCGGAGGTTTCCATCGCTTCGGCGATCTGCCGGTAGGTGATCAGGTTGGCGCGTAGGCGCATGATGGTGCGTTTACGTTTGGAGCCGAGGTTCTCAATTTCGCGTTGATGTTCTCGGATCATCCGGGTCTGGAGTCGTACCTCGTCGAGGTTGATGTCGGTGTCGGGTTCGGTCATGGTGTCCTCTTGTCGGCTGGGCTGATGGTGAGGGTGAGGGCGTTGCGGGTGGATCGTTGGGGGCTGGTGAAATGGATCGCTGGTAACCATTGTGAATTATCGTCGGGAATGATTTTCGCGTCGACGAGTCCGTCGATGGCGGCTTTGACGGCGGGATTGCAGGCGGCGACATCTTGCAGGACGCCACCTTTTTGTTCGACGGTGGCGGTGATGATGATCGGCTGCGTTTGGGTGGGGATGCGTTGAGCACGAGCGAGGAGGTGGAAGGCGGTGCGCCATTCCTTGACCAGTTCAGCGCGTTTCCATCGGTTGAGTCGACGTTCGGCGTTGGTTGTCCACGGTCGGGCTTCGTAGGTGACCGTGTATTGATCCATAAACCCCAGTTTACCCTACGGGGGGACGGTTCCGCATCTTGGTGCCATCCTCGGCGAGCCACCACCAGCCATCATGCAAATTGACCGGATGCTCCAACGGATTATCACGAGCGTATAACAGGTAACCGTCGGCTAGGGCTGCATGCCGATTCGATTCGATCTCACCATGACACCCGGTCGTCCCTGTCCCGCAGATGACGACAAGATTCTGCGCCATATTCGTATCCGGTGCCTTCGATCCACCCATCCGGCGTGGCCTGCGATGATGGACACTGGCCTGCTGTAATCGTTGCCCACACCGTTCGCATGCATAGTTCGCCCGGTTCAATAACAGCAGGCGCATCTCACTGGTGGGTCCGGTGTTTACTCGGCCCATGCGTGACGTTGCATCAGCGTGATGGTCTGCAGGCAATGCTCACAGGGCAGTGAGGCTTTCGGTGCAGCGACGGGATCTCCGCAGAGCCACCGGCCAAACACTTTCAGGTGGTTCCGTCCGAGATGTGATTCCCAACGCCACTCCATGTCATCCTCCACTGGTCACCTGTTGACAGGTTCCCATTGTGGCCTATCCGGTGGACGCTCTCCCGAGGATCTGATCGAGTTGCCGACGAATTTCTGCGGGCATCGGAATCCCCTCCGGTGCATCGATGATCCGCGCCGTCGCTCGACGTTCGGCATCAGCGCGACGATGAGTGCGCCAAATCCGGTTCAGGTGTGCGGGCATGATCGATTGTGTCTCATTGGCGTAGTGCGTGATGATCGCATCGATAGCGAATTCGACGGGCATCGGAGCATCTAACGCCTTGGACCATGCCACCGCACGGGCTTGAGCATCAGCCTTCGATGGTGGGGTGAGGCGCGTGTCATAGGTTCCGGCGATTGCCAGAAGTCGAGCGGACTGTTCTGGGGTCATCATCCCTCCAAGGCTAATGGTTCATCGGGAGCGTCCCAGATCGGTGTCGCTACGTCAAGATACATCGCGGTCGCTGACTGTTTCCGTGGGGGCAGCGGATCATCCTCCCAACGACCCGCATTGAGCCATGTCGCGGCATGAGCGGTGTAGGCATCATCACGGTTGGGATCTTCGCGATATCGATGAGCGGCGTCGATGATGATCTTGGGGTCGGTTCCTCGGATCGCTTTATCCCATGCCCGACGTGCTGCCGCCTTCGCGGCCTTACGCGGATAGGCCGTCCAAAAATCATCCCACTCGTCTTCAATTTCGGTGACATGAAGCAACGAATCGGTGGGGACTATAGGGGTTTCTTCTCGGTCTTTCTTCTCAGTCTTTTCTATAGCGCCCAAGAAACCGGCGTCGGGAAACCGGGCGACGGGTTTCTGGGCCTCGGTGGTGGGCGTGTCGTAGACGGTGGTGATGGTGACGAATTGCCCTTTCTCGTCCCGTACCTTGTCCACGATCATGTATCCCGCGTCGACCAGTTCACGTAGGGCAGTGCGGACGGCTTCCCGGCCTTCCTTGCCCTCGCGAGCCAGCGCATCGGAGTTGGTGCGCCAATTATCGGGACGGCTCAGGATGGAGGCGAGGAGGCCACGAGCCCGGTAGGACAGGTTCTCGTCGCGGAGAGTCTCATTAGAGATGCTCGTCCAACCACGCTCAGGACGCGCAGAACGGATGATGGTCACAGATGGCCCCCGCAGTGCGGGCATGTGGTTTTACGGCTTCTGGGTTGCTCTACGGCCCTCCCAGAGGCATGTTCGGGTAGCACGTAGACCTTGCAGCGGGCTCGTTTCTCGGTGAGGCGCTTAATATCCCCCGCCGCATGCAGGACCGACAGGGTGCCCGAGGCGGTGCCGTGATGCCATCCAGTGACCGAGGCGACCTCGGCCCACGTCATCCCGGTGAACCCGGCACTATCGAGCAGTTCGAGCACCGTCACCTGACGACGGGCGGTGGTTCCGGTCATGTCGGCGTCGCGGGCTCGGCTTTCGGAGGTGTCGCTGCCCGACCATCCTGAGGTTCCGGCGTAGGGGAGCCGAGGCAGAGCGGTGAGCAGGGCGCAGACCCGGCAGCCGTCACCCGAACAGGCGTGTGTTTGGGTGGGGGGTTGTTCTGGTGGATCGAATAGGGTAGCGTCAGTCACGCCTACCATCTCCTGTCTTCTCTATGGTGGGTCTGCCCCCGACCGTTTGCGCGGTGCGGGGGCCGCTTATGTGGTGAATGCTACCGAGGTCAGATTCCCCCGTCTAGCCGAATCGCCGAAACAATCCAAAAAACTTCAGTTGACATTTCAACCCGTGGTAAGTAACCTTGGTTGTAACAGTCAACCGAAGGAGCCGACTATGACCCTCGAACCACTCGACTACGTATCACGCCACGACCCAGTAACCGATGAACGATTCCGCATCACCGACGACTCACAAGCCTCATGGGCCATGAGGAAACTCAAAGCGATCCGCGACAGGATGGCAGAGATTGATCAAGTCGCAGAAGTCGAATTCGCACGCATCACCGAATGGCGAAATGAACAGATCGAACAGGCCAGCCGCGACGAGCCCTACTTCACCGCGATCCTCAACGAGTACGCAAAAATCGAACGCGAAGTCAAGGATCGAAAAACCATCAGCCTACCCTACGGCGAAATCAAATCACGAGCAGGGTCAACTCGCGTCGACATCACCGACACCGAACAATTCATCGCATGGGCACAAGCCAATCAGCCCGCACTCCTCCGAACCAAAATCGAACCACACAAAGCAAACATCGCCGAAGAATTCGACGGCAACCTACTACGAGACGATGGAAGCGTGATCGACCTCAAGACGGGAGAAATCATCCCCGGCCTGCACATGACCACAGGTGAAACCACATTCAGCATCAAGATCGCTTAATGTCAGACCGCAACCGTAAGATCGAAACACACTCAGAAGGAGCCAACATGACCACCATCCAACAAGCCCTCGCCAACGTCATGGCCGATGTCCGCGAAGTCCGCAAAACAGAACGCAACACCGGACAAAACTTCAACTTCCGAGGCATCGACGCCGTACTCAACGCCGTCGGACCTGCCCTCCGCACCCACAACGTCGTCGTCCTGCCCAACGTCATCAAATACACCGCCACCCCCACCACGACCAGCAACGGCAAATCTGTCATGCACGTTATCGTCACCGTCGAATACCTATTCGTCGGACCCGACGGGGATAGCCTGCCCGCCGTTGTCCTCGGCGAATCAATGGACTACGGCGACAAGGCCGTACCCAAAGCGATGAGCGTCGCCTTCCGCACCGCCCTACTCCAAGCCCTCGCCCTGCCCACCGACGATCCCGACCCCGACGCGGCAACCTTCGAGCGAGCCACCCACCACAATGCCCTCTGGGAATCATTAATGGGACAAGTCGAAGACGCCACCACCGCCGACCAGTTACGCACCATCTGGACCAAAACACACGACGCCCACCAGAAGGGCAACCTGTCCGACGCTGAAACTCAACAGGTCAACGATGCCATCATCACCAAGAAGGAGATCCTATGACCTTCGCCGCCATCATCGACCCCGACGGCACCATCGTCTACCGCCACCTCACCGGACTCGACGACATGCAACGCACCGTCGAAGGCTACATCGAAGCAACCCCCGTGCTCAACGCCCAACCCATCACCGTCTATGCCTGCGATGAAGGGAAAGTCCGAGGCTTGCCCGTCAACCCCCTCGCCAGCGCCGTCGGCGGTCTCTACCCCCACGATTGGATCGTCGGCAACGCCATCATCGTGGGAGCACCCGACGCCGACGGGAACGACACCGACCTCACCGCCGAGATCGCATTCTGGCTCAACGACATGTCACAACTATGGTGTACGGCGCGACGTGACTACCTGTAACTGACGACCCAGCACCGCTCCGGTCACCGCCAACGCAACAAACAAGACACCAACCCCAACAGCGCGGATCACGCCACCACCTTAAACCCATACTTATCACCGAGGCGACGCAACGACAATAGCCCCGGCACACCATCAGCGGAGCCACCCTTAAACCCTAACGAGCCCTGCCAAACCGCATACGCCTGACGAGTACGTGGACCAAACACACCCGGACCCGACGAGTAATCCAACCCCACCGCTTTCGCCAACGCCTTCTGCACCAGCAACACTTGCGATCCAGACTTCCCCGGCTGCACTCGACTCAACACCACCGTCGGCATCAACATCGGCTTCGACGCTACAGGCTTAGGCACCGGCTTCACCACCGGCTTAGGCACCGGAACATGGGGAGCCACATTACCGGCACCAAACACCTTCGTCACCAGCGCCGGATAGGCATCCCACCATTCAGTGAACCCCGCCTCAGCCGACACCGCACCGGACTCACCCGGAGTGTAGGGACTCGGCCACCCGGACCAGTTAAACGAATATGATTTAGCCTGATTCGTCGCATCCAAGACGATCTCCAACCCCCAATCCGACCAATGCAGATGTTTCAACGCAAACTTAAGACTCGTCTCCGGGTTCAAGAAGATCGACATGTTCGCCGTCGGCCCATATTCAGCCTTCACCACATCAAGCCAACGA